CTCCTGTTTTAGATAATATACCAAACCTTGAATCTGTTGAAATCGTTGCTTGATTGACTGTCTCAGCAGAGGACATAAAAGAAAATCCAGATCTTCTGTTTTTAAGATAACACATACCGTAGCATCTCTTATCTGCTTTACACGCTTCCCAGAATATAAAGAACAATCTATTTGCCTCCCTAAAATCTGGCGCACCTACATCAATTTTACTCCACTGGAGATACATGTAGTGAGTACCAGTAATGTAGGTATTCGTCCCATTATTATCGAACCAAAAGCCGTCATCTCTTCGTTTAAACTCTTCATCGATATAGTCGTGCCATTGTCCTTTCTTTTCTTCTGGGTAATTTTTCCAGTCAAATATGCTTTTAAGTCTTGATAGTTCTTTAGGATATTCAAACTGTTTCCACTTTTTTTCTTTGTTGCTATACACACTGCTAGCTTTTGGCAATGCAATTTGAAAGTTTTGTATTTCATATATCTCTCCTATCTGACCGGTTCTAGATATAACAACAAGGTCGTGTTCTTTGTTATAACCATACTTCCACTTTTTACCTTTGTTAAGTCTACTTACAGTAGTTTTTTTTATAGGTTCTACTATTTTAAATAAGTTTTGTTCGTACATTATTTCGATCTACCTTCTGCAAAACCTTTAAATATCTTTTCTTCAACCTCTTTAGGTTTATCACTTAGCATGTCTTCCTCTTCTTGTATTCTGTTAAGTATTTCAAAAGCATCGAATATGGCTAGTTTTTTTGTTGCTGCAGCGTTTTTAAGTTTGTCTGCAGTTAAATCGTCGTCTGAATCTACAATAGCTTCTTTAGCAACCTTAATAAGTTCCTCTACAGCTTTATGCCCAGCTTGGATTATACTCTTCTTCGTCTCCTTGATATTCATATTTAATTGTAATAAAATTTGATAGTAGTCTATATAGTTTCTGGCCATCTATAATAAACTCATATTCTGAGCTTGGCCTAAAACCTATTAAATCGCCTTTATTAACAGTACCGTCAGTATACTTGACAATACCAATCAAAGGCTTTTCTTTATCTACACTTATTTTGTCTGTAGATTTTACTGGTGCTACAAAACAATAACCTTTTTGCGCTTGCCATTCAGTGTCTTTGTATAAGAATATTTGATCTGGTTGCACCAAGTAGGTTTGCTCATCAATATAACTCTTACTGTTTTTTTCTACACCATACTGATTATGCCATCTTCTAAAAACATTGTGATGAACTATAACTTTATCACCCACCTTTACATCTGTATCACCAACCGTAGGTATTGCTTTTACTATAGCTTCTCTACTAATATACTGGTGGCTGAATATCTCTGTATTAACTATCAGTTCTTTACCACCTATATCTTTTGTGTTGTTGTATCTTGATTTTACTGGCGCTACAACAAAGTTGTAAACAGACTTCATTAATACTGTAAGTTATACTCTACAGATACAGCCATATTTTTATTAAAGTCTTTCCAAGGTAAAACATCTTTACCTTTTCTAATATATACGCTGTACTTGTTTTTTTCTTCTACAATATCACATATAGTATGACCACCATACACTTCCTGCCCTACGGCATAATGCATGGCATCATTCTTATAATCTTTTCCTATACTAATCTTTCTTATCAGCTTCGACATCTTCAGGGTACGTGATAGTACCATCTGTAATATTAATATCTACTGTACCGTACGTGTCTTCAAATGTTTTTTGCATTGTTTGCATTTGAGATTGTAAACCAGTAATTTGGTGTAATATAGTATGCTTTCTACTTTCCATACTACCAATTTCCATTTGAGCTCTATTCAATGAATTAACAAGGGTTTGTAAACCCTCTAACTCTTCTGTTGTTATATTTTGTGGTTTAAGGTCCACAACCTCTTCTTTTTTTGCCATTTTATTTAATTTAAGTTAATTTATATTCCGTGAAATCCTGTAAAGTAGCTGTTCACGTCAGCTATATCTTGTGTTGATAACTCTCCGTTCCAAAAAGATAGGTCTAATATTTTACCATCAAAGAAATTAGAACTACCAGCATTTGATCCTAAAACATCTAATGTAAAACCACCATCGTTACCACCTTCTTCGTGGTTTGATGAGTTATCCGGGTCTATTGTGACAGCGTTTCCATTTTGAAAAATACTAAAAACTCCATCTCTATCTCTATTTAATACTATTAACAACTTTTGTGTTGCAGTAAAAGTTCCAGTAGGAACAGCTAGCTCAGTAGTTACATTACCATTACCATTAGTTTTAAACTCAATAGTTTGTGCGTCTTTTATTGATATAACCTCGTTAGCAGTTTTAGAAAGTATAGTATTGTTAGCTACAGTGTCTTGTTGCAAAACAATAGCTAAACAAAACGCGCTGTCATTTGCCACTGTTATAGTGTTAGTTAAATCATAATGATCGTCTGAATTATCAAAATCTAAACCACCATCAGTTACCGTCACGGCTTGGTTAACGCTTGTACCTTGTGTAGCGTGATTACTATTACCTGAAGAGTCGTCCCACTTACCAGCAGTTACTCCAGTACCGTTTTGTAACCACAAAGCTAAGCTAGAACCAATAGATATTGGGCTTTTATTTATAATAACTGAACCAAGTGGTATACCTACTCCTAGTCCTAACATTATATACCTATGTAAGCTATATACTGGCCAGAGGTAACTGTTGTTATTTTAGTGTATCTACCGTATATAGTTACTCCTTTAGGAAAAATAGTTGCTGTTACCACAGCTTTTCCACCAACACCAGATTCTCCACGATCAGGAGAGAGTGCGGCGTCGTGTGCTGCTGTATTAGTACCAGCGTATTCTAAACCGCTTGCAATATCATTATCTGCTACTAAACCACTTGTTGTGTTTAAAGTTGTGTCAGTTAAAAATGTAATTGCTACAAACACTTTACCTGTTGGTGGTGTAATAGCTGAAACGGTATTGTTAAATACAGATCCCATTTGTCCAAAGCCATAAGAGACTTCTGTTGAATTTATTCCCATTATTTTTTTACTTTTTCTAGTGATCTACCGCCAAAATAAGCACCGATCACTGTTATTAATACTAATTGTAATAAGTCTGTCCACTTGTCTTGTACTTTAAAGCTTATAGTTCCAGCGTCAATAAATATTAATAACACTGTCGCTACAACTAGAAATACTAAAACTAGTGGTCTTATATTTTTGCTTAGCCATGAATCCGAGTTCATGTCCATTTTCCATCTCTCTGTTACTTGCTTTTGCATCTCAGCTTCGTAACCCATTATCATATCTTTTATCTTTAGCTCTGCGGCTAGCTTCTCTTCTTTAGATGTAGTTAAGTTATCTAAAACTCCTCCTACGCTTTTCACGAGACTTGCAGCTCCTGCGGATAGTATTTTGTTTATCATATTTTTATTTTAATATCCACCACCGGTATTACCAAGCGTTGGAGGATTGTTTTGTATAGCCACTGCTTGAGGTGGGTTTGTATTTGTTTGTATTTTTTTCGTGCTTCGTGAAAGCGCAGTGTGGTTAGTACCAGCCATATAACCAATCCTACTTTTAAAACTATGTGTATGGTAACCTTGTAATCCAATACGAATAGCATGAGCAACTGCTTCTGTAGTAGTAGAATATAAAGGCATACCATCTATTGTTGTTAATATCATATATTTGCTTGTTTTTCCCAAGGAAAGTCATCGCCAGCTTCTTTCCATACACCATCTATTTTAATCATATCTTTTCCGTTAATAGTTTCTCTTGGGTATGTTACACCATCGTAATAAACGTGGTCGTCTCCGTATGCTAGTTTACCTAACTTCATGTCTGTAGCATGTCTCATCTCATGTAATAGCACTTGATCTTCTGTATCACTGTTTGGTGGTATTTTATCACTAATAAATATACTACCGTCCATATTAGCCTCTCCTAATATATTTTCATCTAATTTTTTTCTTATAACAGGATTACCAGGTATAGAAGCATCATCTGATCTAAAACTTAATTTTCTATCAACAATACCACCTTTAGCTACCGGTTGCCTAGCTCTACCTAATTTAAATGCCACTATTTTTTCTTATACATTTTAGATGGAGACTTTTTCATCATTTTCATTGCAGATGGTTTTAGCATTTTAGCTGGAGCAGCTAATATAGCTTTTTGCAGGCTAGCTGGTAATTTGTTTTGACTTCCTTTTAAAGGTTTTCTAGCAGGAGATTTTTTCGTTCCGTATGGCATGATTTTTATTTTTTAGTTTGTTAATTATATAGTTACACTTACTTAGTATTATTTAGGCTTACAATCGTTTACCATTACTATTTCACCGTTTTTAGTTCTACCTGATGGAGATTTTTTCATGCCTACCTTCTTATGTGTCTTCCAACACTTCATAGGTGAGTTTACTTCTCTTAGTTTAAACGGACCATCTTTTTTATGCGAAACAACTTTACTACTTTTGGTATGGCTTTTACCTGTATGTGTTTTACCATTCATTTTGTGCGTAGCTCCTTTGTATTCACCGTCCTGTGTATAATGTTTTACTCCTTTCATATTGTTTTATTTATTTTTTTTAACATTTCCATTTACGTCTAGCTATATCATTAGGACAATCTCCATTTTTATCTGGGTTTGCACATTTTTTTATTCCACTAGATCTAGCACAATATGATTTTTTACGCGATCCACCACCTGGTTGTGGAGCTTTTAAATTTCCACCTGTTTTATTATTATATGTTTTTCTTTCACTAGCGCTCATACCAGCTGTATATGGTTTGGTTCTTTTAATAGGAGATCTTCTACGCCCGCAGCTAGTCACAGGGTTGGGGTTGTTCTTTTGAATATATCCCGTAGATTTTTCAAACATCTTGTTTTGCATTGGTGATCCTGGCATTATCTATTTTTGTCTTTAATCATATCATCTATAGCTTTGTTATAAACCTTATCTGTATATGATTTGTTATTATAGAATATGCTACGTTCAGATGTAGGCATGTCTTCTTCGCCTAGTAGTATTCTGTATATTCTATTTATTAATTGTTTACATCTATATGATGTTTGATACACACTATACTTTATAGTGGTACGATTTCTATGTCTCCATACATCTATCCAACCATCTTGCCTAAGCCTATCCCATCTTGCTTTGTCCCAAGAAAATGTGTATACTCCGTCGATGAAATCTTTTCGTGTGAATCTTTTTTCACAATCTAAATAAAATAATAATTCAAGGTCTGCGTCTAAAATCCCGTAAGTCTTACAAGCCCACTTTCTAGTGAGCCTGTAATACTTAAGGATATTCATATCACGCAGATCCTGCGCGGTTAGTCTCAATTACTTATGAGAGAACAACAGATACTAAACCATCAGCTGTAGGTATACCTAAATCAGCTATAATTCCTGCGTAGTCTAATCCAGCCCATAGCTTGAAAGTTTCTTCACCTTTGTTTCCTCTACTTCCAGGAAAAGTTTTGTAAGGTAAAATTTTAGCCATCATATAATCTGCTACTAGTGCTCCGTTAGCTAGTTTTTGAGCAGTTGATCCGTCAAAAGTGAATGTTAATGTCCAGCCTAAACCAGTAAATACTGCAGTAGCAGCAAGTGTTGTAACATCTTGTAAAGTGTCTACATCAATGTATATAAAGTGTCCAGGAGTGATTGCATCAGCAGCAATCGCTGGAATTTTCCAAATTTTCATAATTTTGTTTTTTTTAATTAATAATTTTGTTTGTTGTTTTTAAGTTTAAGGTTTGTGGCTTATGGTTTAGGTATCAATTAGTACCACATCGCCTGAGCGAATAACGTGGTATAATGTTTCTTTATACTGAACTCCGTGTCCAGCGTGTTTGTCATAGTAAACAACATCTTTGTTGTTTATACCTTCTACAAGGTTACCAACAGATATTACGTTAGCTTTTATATACCTATTGTCCTCATCTACATCTTCTGTAAGTATAAGTCCACCAACCATCTTTGGTCCTTGTTTTATCTTTTGTACTATTATATAGTTATTTACCGCTTGCATTGCCTCTCATGTTTGAAATTATACAATCAGCGGATATAATAGTAGTTACAACACTTACCGCATTTTTAAGTGCTGACTTAGTAACAAGTACTGGATCTATAATTCCAGAAGCAATCATTTCACATAACTTACCATTTGTTACATCTATTCCTTGACCAAGCATAGGTTCATCAGTATTTTCAATACCAGCATTATCAAGTATAACATGATATGGTGCTTTTATAGCTTTAAGTAGTATTTCCTCACCCCAACCATTTGCTGTTATTTCTTGAGATGCGTTTAGTAACGCAACTCCACCACCAGAAACTATACCTTCTTTCAACGCTGCTTTAGTAGCGTATATCGCATCCTCTACACGATCTTTCTTTTCTTGCAACTCCACCTTAGATACCGCTCCGACCTTAACCATACCTACTTTTCCAGACAGCATAGCTAACCTGTCTTGCTGCTTTTTCTTTAAAAACGGATTTTTTTCGTTTTTTATAGCTTTTTTAACGCTTTTTATACGTTCTTTAAGATCAATATCCAAATCTAGCGTTGTAATTACAGTGTTATGTTCATTTGTAACAGCTTTATCGGCTTTTCCAAGGCAATCAACAGTTATTAAATCCATATCGTCACCTAACTCCTCGTTTATTACCGTTGCACCGGTTAAAAATGCTAAATCTTGTATTGTATCTTGCTTAGTAGGACCAAAGCCTGGTAAGTCAACTATATTTACTTTAATATTACCCTTTACTTTGTTCATCATAAGGGCTGATTTTAACTGTTGTTCAACCTGAGCAACTATAAGTAGCTCTTTTTTATGTTTTATAACGTGTTCAAGTATAGGTTGTATCTTACGTATGCTAGGTATTTCACTACCCACGATTAAAACTAGTGGTTCTTCAAGTATAGCTTCGTGTTTGTCAGTGTCTGTAACAAAGTGTGGTGATGTTATACCACAATCAAACTGAACACCATCAACTATATCAACGTATGTTTCATCTGTTTCTGATGTTTCCATAAATACAACACCATCTTTACCTACTTTGTCGTATGCCTCAGCTATAATAGCACCTAGCTTAACATCGTTGTTGCAACTTATACTACTAACGTCTTTTAGCATACTACCTTTAACATCTATAGCTGTATCTGTTAAATACTTATTTACTTTTTCAAGCGCTGAGTTTATACCTTGCTTAATAAATCTAGTGGAAAGATCCACATATCGTTCTTTTTGCACTTCTTTAATCAGCGCTTCAGCAAGGACGGTAGCTGTAGTAGTACCGTCACCTGCTTCTTTCACTGTATTTTTTGCGGCTTCTTTAATTAGAGTAGCTCCGAGGTTTTCAACCGGGTCAAATAAGACAACAGATTCTGCTACTGTTACACCGTCTTTTGTTATGACCGGGTTGCCTCTAGCATCTTCGTATATTACACACTTTCCAGATGCTCCTAGAGTAGACTTCACCGCTTTCGCCAATTTATCTACACCCGCAATTATTTTACTTTTAGCTTCATCACCAAAGTTTAACTCTTTGATAAGGTCGCTAGGTTGATTGTATTCCATTTAATTTAATTTAATTTGATTTATGCTACTTGAATGTTTTAACTACTTTTGGACCTTTAGTTGCCTCCAGCTTCTTAGTGAAGTGGTCGATGCTTCCATCAATTGCGGCTTCAGCTCCTTCTATAGTCTCACGCCTTGTTACATCGTGCCAGTTGTTTTCATCATCTGGGTTTAAACATTCAGTTTGGAAAAATCCATTGGGCAGTTGGGTTATTCGCCAGTTAGCTTTATCGGCGAGGTGTTTCCACTGGTTGATTTCTTTTTCATTCGGTTTTTGGTTGCTAGTATATGTACTAGTCTTGTAATATAAGTATGTCATTGGTTTTATTTTAGGTTATACTTAGGTATAGGGTCTTTCCCTATAAGTTTGTTTCTTTCCCTAGTCTTTTTTCTACAGCTTTTTTATACGCCTCTCTATTTTTTGGA